AGGCCGGCAGTATCGAACCGCTCAACGAACCCGCGGGTGTCGACGTTGTAGGTCGCGCCGTTTGCGCGCCGCCATGTTCCGGGGGCATTGGGGGGCCGTGCGGCGAACCAGGCGATCGCCTGCGCGGTCGCCGCGTCGGCGATGCCGGCCAGCTCACCCGTACCACCGACGACAGCGAGGCTGATCGAGTAGTCGGGCTCAGCGATGCCGCGCAGGAGGATCGTATCTACGGGGCCGCCCGCGCCAGTGCTGTCGACGGCCGTGGCCGTGACGATCGTATTCGCCGGCGCTGAGGCGGCGATGCCGTCGGCGACACCTTGCACGAGCGCAGCGGCGTCGGCAGGTAGCTCGACGCTGGCGTCGTAGTCGACCGTGTTGCCGTCGACGATCACCCGGTAGATCCCGACGAGCAGATCGGCGACGGGCACGGTGATCCGCGCGCTGCGTCGGTGCGCCTCTTCGCGCAAGTCGACGACGACCTGCGCGCGGGGGCTGTTCTCAAGTGATACGCCCGCGCTCGGCGCGGCCGGGATCCCAGTGTACGCGGCCTGAGTGACCCACTGCGGACGGCGGGCGCCGAGTAGTACTGAGAGGATGTTGACGGTCTCGTAAAGGTCGGCCACGGCGCCTCCTTGCGCGAGTGTAACCCGGGGGCGCTGCCGCCCCGGGCCGTCACGCGCGAGTGATCGGGATCAAAAGCTGGCGCAGCGCACCGATCGCACGTGCGCCCGCGGCCGACGGATCGACCCGCTGCCACCACCCCGTCCGGGTGCCTCGAAACAGCCGCGGCGCGACGTTCGCTGCGCCGATCGGCTGCGCCACGAACAGCGCGTGGCCGTCTGTCGCGATGTCGTGGATCCGGTGGTCGAGCGGCGCGTCACGATACCGCCAAACCTGCGCGAGCGTATCGCGGTCGAACACGTGCAGCGCCCCGCCTTGGCCGGGGCCGGGGAACACGCGATCCGAAGTAGCGACAAACAGGCGCTCGTGATCGATCTTTACGGATCGGATGTCATCAGAAAACGGCGGCGACGTCATCGAGGCGATCACGTCACCGCCGGCGAGGCTCCGGACGTCGACTTCTTGCCCTTGCCCGACATAGAGGCCGCGGCCGTCGGCGGCAAGCATGCGCGGCAGTGTCGACAGGGTCGCCTGGATCTTGTCGAACTGTAGGGCGTCGGTGCCGTTGCCACCCTCGCCGCTGTTGTCGAAGCCATCCGAGGCCCGCACGGATCGGAGCGTTGCGCCTGAGACATGTCCCGAGGCCGCGCCGGCGACGAACACTTGATCGCCATACACCGCCACCGATTCGAGCGCGGCGTTGTGGTCGAACCCCCAAACCGTCGCGCCCGTCAGTCGATTGATTCTCTTGAGTTGCTGGCCGAGAAACGTGCCGGCAACGTAGATAAACGCCTCGTCCCACGCGATGTCGTTGATCGTCCCGCCGCCGAGGGCCTGAGAGAAGACGAGCGCGCCGGTGTCGTGGTCGTGGACGTGTAGTGTGTTGCCGAGCGAAAACGCGACGTGGATCCCGTCAGCCAACAGGTGAGGCACGTGCCCTGCGCCGAGCAGATAAGTCGCGATCGCCGTGCCGGATCCGTCGCGACGGAATGATCGAATATCGCCGGTCGCGGGGGCGTCGTCTGGCTCGCCGAGCTGCGCGACGATCGATCGCCCCGTCGCAGCGATGGCCTGCGCCCCGCTGCCGAGGCCGAACGCGTCGGCGGTGTGCGCCGTGCCGGGGATGTCAGCCTCGTCGCCTGGGATCAGGCATGTACCCTGGAGGGGGAAGGGCGAGGCCACCCCCACCTCGATCGCCTCCTCGGGAGACTCGAACCGCGAGGCCACGTCGCCGGCGTGCTGCACCCACTGCGTTAGGCGATTCCACATCCAGTTGACCGTGTTGTAGGGCGGGAACTCCTCCAAAAGCCAGCCGCCGGCCTGCTTTGTCACGGGTGGCTCCTTCACGTCCTCAGCAGGGACGGCCGGCGCGCTTGCCCAGTCTGGAGTGTCTGTCGGTCGTGGTGTCGTGCTCATCTTGTCCCCCTACAGTGCCCGCGACCATACGCCGACATCAAAAGGCGAGGCGTCAGGGTCGCCCGCAAACCCAAAGTAGCCCTCAGCCGCTTCGGTGAGAAACACGCACACCCCGGCAGGCTTGATCGATCGGAGTAGCGCGGCCACCCGGCGCGCCCTCGCTCGACTCATGAATCCGGCACTGCCGCGGCGGATCTGCAGACTGAAGCACGCCGGGTAGATGTCGCGATACACCACGACGCTCGGCGCGGTGATGAGCTGCGCGATCGTGATGATCTCGTCACGCGTGCCGATCGACTTGTTCGCCAGGATCCTCGCGCCGATCAGCACGCGGTAGTCCTCGTCGTTGAGGCCGCCGCGCGGCTCGCCGACGAGCAGCCCCCAGTGGTCGAGGTCGTGATCGCTGGCGGCCGTGAATGTCGTGCTGACGAGCACTGAGAAAATCTCGTTTTCGATCGTCTGCACGCCGCCGGCGAGGGCCTTAACCACCGCGCTCGCGTTGGGTTGGCACCGCCACTGCGCCAGAAGATTCGACACCGCGATCGCGCGGTGGTTCGGGATGAAGACGATCGTGTCACCCATGGCCGGCCCCTACGGTGTCGCGTCGACGATGTTGATCGCGTTGAAGACGGCCAGCTCGGGGGCGAGCACGACGACGTCGCCCTGCGCGTCGATGCGCCCGGGTTCGGACGGGGCAAATCCGATCGGCGAGATCACCGACTTGACGCCCTCGATCGCGCCGATCTCGGTGATCATCGCGAGCTGGTTGACATCTTCGCCGAGGGCGAGGGCGAGGCCGAACGCGACCATGGCCGCGTCGATCTGCGGCTCGACCTCGGCGAAACTCGGCGGCAACGGGTTCGAGATCGAGGGCGCCTCCATGACGACCTGGATCCCCATATCGATCGTCAGTTGTGACGAGAAGTCGAACCGGATCGTCTTGTCGCGCAGATCGGCGCCCTGCACAGTGGCCACGATCGATCCGTTCGAGTCGATGCCGGCGGCGAGGTTGTCGTAGATCAGGCGGGCGATCACCTCTTGATCCCCGGCCGCCAGAGTCGGGTGGATGATCACCGCGATCGAGTGGGGATCGATGCTGACGCCGTCGACGACCACGGGCAACAGGTCGTCGTTTTCGAGCACGAGTACAGCCTGCACGGCCGCGAGTTGAAGGAGGGCGGCCTGCATTGCGGCGGCCGAGGTCGACCCGCCGATCTGGAGGCTGTTCTGCCGCCTGACGCGCAGTTCGTCGTCGGTCTCGCGGTCTTCGCCAGTGACGCCCGCGGCGGTGTTCGTAACACCCGTCCAGCCGACGACGGGGGTGATGATCTCCCACTGATCGCCGATGACATCGGCCGGCACTTGTGTCGCGCCAGGCACGCGCGCCACGGCGCGGGCGTCGACCGTCAGCGCCGGGGGGATGATCACGTCCTCGTCGATGTCGAACAGCTCGCCGCCAGGCAGGCGCCGCACGGTGCGGCCGACGAGGACTGACGTCCCCTCGGTGCCGAGGATCTGCAGGGTGACGACCGTGGCCGTCGCCGCCTCGCGCACGACGCCGATCGCCAGCGCCAGTGATGAGAGGGCGTCCCCCGTGGCGTTGCTCGGATCGCGGGCGTCGTAGACGGCCTGCAGGGCGTCGGCGATGTCACCGACCCGCGTGGCCATGATCGCAGTGAGGCTGTCGAGCAGGAGATCGCGATCGTAGTCGACGACGACCCCGAGCAGGACGTCCAGCTCGGCGCGGATCTGTTCGAGGATGTCGGCAGCGCGGGGTACGTCGAGCCCTTGATCTGTTAGCGGCATGATCCCCCCCTATATGCCGGCGATGCGACCCGACACCGGGTGAAACGATATCACCGCCGGCGTCGAGTTACCGAGGCCGACGATCCCGACAAACGAGACGACGGCCTCGTCGGCGGGGTCGAGGCCCTCGATCACGACGTCGCCCTCGATGCGTAGGGCGCGTGTCGCGTTGTCGAACGCGACCGCAAACGAGGTCACGCGGATCACGCCGGGCGTCGTCGATATCTCGGCGAAAACGACCGCGCCGATCGCCGCCTCGTCGGGCGGTTTCTGCTCGCGCCACGCGAGGTACGGCAGGCCGACAAACCGATTCAGCAGGTACTCCCCGAAGAAAGTGCTGAGCCGCGTGCGCACGCGCTGCAGGATCAGCGCGGGGCCGGTGATCAGGTTTGTCGGGATACGCAGATCGCCGGTGAGTGTGTCGATCTCGACATCGAAAGCCATGGCCTACTCCGTTGTCACTTTGAGCGAGCGGTGGATCCCGCTGCTCACGGTGCCCTTGAATGTCGCCTGAGCACCCTGGAAAGTCACCGCGGCGGCCTGCACGCCAGGCGCCCACACCGCCGGCGCGCCGGGCGCAGCGAGCGCGGTGATCAGTAGATCAAAGGCCGTCAGCCACGTCGCGAGGTCGGTCTCGAACGTGTCGCCGTGTAGCAGGGCGTGGATCGCCGTGGGGCCGGCGCCTAGCTTGACGAACAGGCCAGCCAGCACGACCGCGGCGGCATCGACGGCGCCGACGCCGAGCGGCGCGGTGAGGGGGTTTGCCGGGCTGGCCGAGCGGCCGCCGGGGTAGCAGACCGCGTCGGACAGATCGAACCGCCGCGCGTCGAGGGGGATGTTGGTTGGCGCGCCGATCGTGCGCCACTCGTCGGTGGATCGTTCGGCGACGACGACCGTGACCGGATCCCCTGGCGTCAGCGGCCCGTGGAGCGACCACGCCGGCCCGGCGCCCCCACCGCTCGGCCACACGACGGGCACGTTCGAGAGCACCGGCGGGGGCACTACGTCGGGGCGCTCCATGTCGAGCAGCACGTCATCGATCCGGGCGTGGAGGGCGGGTTGGATCGTCGCCGTCTGCAGCGCGGGGTTGTAGGTCACGATCGTCGCCGGGAAAGACGTGTGGACCTTCGCGAGGCCGACGCGCACAAACTCGCGGATCACGTCCTCAAGTGTGGGCTCCTGCGTTCCTGTTGTCATTTGTTACCCCCACCGCGAGCCTAACCGCCCGCGTCTATGCCCCGGGTAGTTTGCCCGTGATCTGCACGTAGAACGGCACGTCAAAGCCGCTGTCGCCGTGGAACACCACGTCGCTCGCGGTGTACGTCCCGTTGATCTCTGCCGACTGCACGACAAAGGGCTTGCCCGGGCGCATATCCGCGTCGAGCAGGCCGACGATCTCGATACCGCCGCGATCCTTCTTTACCGGCGCGCCGATTAGGTTGCCCTTCGCCGAGCTAAACAGCGGGGCCACACCCGGCACGGGCACGCCAGCCGGTGAGAAGTAGAAAACCCCGTCGCTAATCCACCACTCGCCGCCCACGCTCGCCGCGATGCGGTCGAGGACGTCGCGCGCCTCGGCGTGAAACGTCGCGCCCTGCGCGAGGGTGACGTCAGGCACGACCGAGATCACCCCGACGGGGAGCGCGAGCTGGCCAGCGATGGCCGCCACGACCGCCGACATCGTCACTGAGGTCGGGAACGACAAGGCGACTCGGTTGAGTTGATACGCGCCGGGGCTGTCGGCCGCCTCGATCTCGGCGATGCGGTCGGCCCCGGCGCGCTCGACGCGCAGGCCGTCGCGCACGACCTCGCCGAGAAAAATGGACCGCGGGATCCCCTTGCCGCCGTCCGGTAGCAGCGGATCGCCGTACCCCACCGCGAGCCCGACGGTTGGCAGCGGCCCGTCGTCAAGTAGGCCGAGGGTTAGTGGGTTGGGGTTGTAGACGCGGATCGACGCGGTGTGCGGGTTGCGCCCCTTGCTCATCGTCACGCGAAACGCCACGCGCAGATCGGCGAGGGCGAGGCCAGCCACCCCGGCCTGCCCGATCGAGAACGTCACCCGCCGACCGAATACGCCAGGCACTACGGCACGATCGTTACGAGGAGATCAGGGAACGCGACCACGACCGGTGGGAAGTCGTCAGCGTCGACGAGCACGTTGCGCACCGATCGCCCGAGTTCGCTGCGCGAAAAGGGATCCGACCGGACGGCGGCGTCGACGACGAGGATCGGCGACTGCGGCAAGCCAACCACGCGCAGGCCGGCGAGCGGCGCCCACCGCGGCGACACGCGGCGCCCCCGCACAAGCGCGGCGCCGGTCTGCTCGCCGTCACCCAGCTCGAACACGTCGAGATACCATGACGCCGTCCGGTTGCGCCACGTCAGTCGAACGCGCACCTGGCGATCCCCCCACGCGATCGTCATGAGGTGCTGAGGCTCGTCAGGAAAGGCGGCGATCTGCGATATGGTCAAGGTGCCCTCCTAAGAAGCGAACGACAAGCCCGTCAGTAGTACCGACGTGGGGGGCGAGGGTGGAACAAGCGGCGGCTGAATGCCGGCGTTTGCCGAGCTGGCGACGCTGGCCTCGACGGCCGGCGCGGGCTGCCTGGCGGGGATAGGGACCGAAACCGCCAGCGCGATCCGGATCTTCTTCAACGCGACATCGAAGACGATCTCTTTGCGCCCGTCGATCCCCCAGTCGTAGGACGTGATCATCATATCGGCGAACACGCCGCGCGAGGTGTTGACCGTGACAAGCTGGCCTTCGTTGCGCTCGAAAAACCCCAGCGCCAACTCCACCGCCGTCGGGATCGGCACGAGTAAGGGGGTCTCCGTGATACGCCCGCGGATCGTGATCGTGATCGGCTCGACCTGCGCATGATCCGAGACCGCCGCGCCGAACTCGACGGGGTGTGATGTCACCGAGATCCGCGGCGAAACTCGCACAGAGTCGACGTTGTCGAACGTGAGGATGTCGACGGCGACGAGCTGGTTAAATATTGCGGTCATCGATCACCCCCGCGTGTGGCGTCCATGGCCCGCTTTCGATCGGCGGCTGTTCGCCGATATAGAATATCGGCGATCTCGTCGGGCGACTGAATCGCCGCGACGTTGATCGTCGTGCCGTCTTGATTGACTGTGGTTGTCGACGCGCCGCCCGCCAGCTGCGGCCGCGGCCCGAACCCTGCCGACAACCCACCAAAAAAGTCGCCGATACCACCGAAGATCTCCTCGTTTCTATTGGTGGCGAGTTGCCCGAGGCCGACGGCGCCGAGCGCCGCGCGCCCTCCGGGCCCCGCCGCCGTGCCGAGGCCGGCGAGGTTGCCGGCGGTCACGTTCGCGAAGTCGCCAGCCCGCCCGAGGATCTCGGCCATAAACCCGCCGAAGTCCGACGCCGCCAGGGCGACGAGGTCGAACGCGTCGGCGATGTTGAGGAGGACGCCTTCGACGCCAACGAGAAACGCGATAATCCCGAGGTTGATCCCCGCCTTGAGCGAGGCGACAACGATCGTCCACGCGCGGCCCACGAGATCGATCGCCTCAGCCAGAAACGGGATCGAGTTGATCGCCTTGGTGACGAGGGCGATAACTGCCGACAACGCCGTACCCACCGAGGCGAGCACGCGCGCACCGGCGTCGAGGATCGGCTGAGATCGGTTGAACGTGTCGGCGAACCGACCGAACGCAGAGTCGCCGCCACGCGCGAAGACCCACAGATCCTCCCATACGAGCGCAAGGACGACGAACGCCGCGGCGATGCCAGCCAACGCCAGCGTGATCGGGTTGGCGAGGACAAACGAGAAAGCCGCGATCAGCCCGAGGCCGATCGCCTTGATCACCGGGATCAGCATAAGCAGGATCCGGCCGAGGCCAGCCGCGCCGAGCACCTTGCCGATCTGCTTGAACAGCACGAGCCACGAGCCGGGGCCTTCCTTGACGGCCTCGTCGGCGCGCTCGAACGCGTCGGCGAGGCGCTCGGCCGATACCGTGATCAAGTCGACGACGCGATCGAGTTGCTGATCGATGATCGCACGGTTCGCGATGAACCAGTCGCGAAAGCGCTCAATCATCCTGGTAAAGATCGGCATGAGAGCGATCCCGATCTGATTGCGTACGCCCGCGAGGATCTTGCGTAGCTCGTTGAGTCGATCGGTGAAGTCCTCGGACGCCTCGACGGCCTCTTGACTCATGACGAAACCGAGATCGCGTGCCTGTTGCCTCAGCTTGCGGATCCCCTCCGCGCCTTGGTTGAGTAGGGGCAACAACTTCGCGCCGCCCCGGCCGAAGATGTCGTTGACGACGGCGATCTTCTCCGTCTCGGTCTTCAGTCCCTTAATCCCGTCGGCGGCCTGCTCGAAGAGGTCGATCTGGGTTTTCATCTGGCCACTGGCGTCTTTGACATCGACGCCGATCTTTGCGTAGCTTTCGGCGGCTAGCTCGGATCCCCTCGACGCATCGCGGGCCGCCACCGCCTGACGGCGCAGCGCTTTTTCCACGTCGCCGACGCTCGCCCCCGTCTGCTCGGCAGCGAACCCCAACTCCTGGATCTCCTCGGCCGTCGTGCCGACGCGCTTGGCCGCTTTGCCTGCCTCGTCGCCCTGCCGTGCGGTGGCCTTGGCGACGACGAACAGGCCGGCAGCGAGCACCCCCGCCGCAACAGCGGTGGCAAGTAGCCCGCGTTTCACTGACGCCAGCCCGGCGTCGAAGCGCCTGAGCGCCTTGTCGTCGGCCTTGACGCCGAGCTTGACGAGTAGTTCGCGGACAGTGGTTGCCATTCAGGATCCCTCAGGCTGGCGGTGCGGCCGCCGGCGGTGGCTTGTCGGATCTATCCTACCTGCCGCGCCCTCGCTGCGCGGCCGCTGGCGGCGCCGTAGGGCGTCGGAAGTGTCAGCGGGCGGATTTAGCCGGCCGACGCCGCCAGCGGCCGGCTGGCCTGGCGCACCGCCGCAATACGGGTGCGGCGGGTGCGGCGGGATCACCGCTCGCGCTCGACTGCCTCGATCGCCTCGATGGCGTCGAGCGCGAGGTGGGCGTCGAGCAGCTCGGCGAGCGACCACGACCGCGCCACCTCGATCAGGCCGTCGGGGATCCGTGGGTGAGTGACGACGCGCCACGTCAACCAGTTGACGCCGCGGCGCGCAGCGTAGTCGGCCGCGCGCAGCGCCCTCGCGCCGAGGGTCGGGCCACCCCCCTCGGCCGACTTGTCGAGGACGTAGACTAGAAAGGGAGAAAGCGGTTCGCTGAAATGACCTGCCATACCGCGCGCAACATCTCGCCATAGTTCCCCCGGTATGCGGCGTTGCGCTCGTTTGAGTCGCGCAACGGTCTGCCGTCGCGGTGGGTGTTTTTCAGGATCAGGTTGACCAGCCCCGGCATGTCAGAGCGCGCCACCGCCAACGACAGATCCCGACCCACGGCCGCGAAGTCGATGCCGCTGAGTAGCTCGGTGACGTCCTTTTCGAGCAGCTCGGCGAGCCCGCCGCCCTCGGCGATCAGCTTGCCTGCGGCGCCCTGCAGGAGTGCGCCGAGCGGCTCGCCCCCGACAGCGATCAGCGCGAAGACGATCGCCTGCCCCTCGTCGACCCCGTGCAGTTGCACGAGATACGCGTGGGGCTTGCCGTCGCCGCCCTCGATCTCGAACTGGTAGACGCCGCTTGCGCGCTGCGCCTCGGCCACGGCGGCCGCGTTGGCGGCGTGCGCCGCGTTGGCGGTCATTCCGACCCCGGATCCTTCTGACATCTCGACACCCCCCGGTGGTTATGGCGGCGCCCTGCGGCGCCTGTTTTAGATGACGTTGGCCGCGCCGTAGACGGCGGTGATCGCCGCGCCTGGCAAGTGCAACGTGAACACGCGATCCCCCGCGGTGCGCCCCTTCGCCATGGTCGGCCGGTCGACAAAGATGACGAACGCTGAGGCGATCGTGTCGCCGTTGCTCGGATCGATGAGTAAGAACGGCACGGGGATCAGTACGGGCGTCGGGTTCAACTCTTGCACCTTCATCAACGCGCCGAGCGCGGCGTAGCCCGCCGACATCTCGTTGAG